CAGCTTTGGCCCGGCGCTTGTTGACGCGCTCGCCGGTCCACATGGGATAGGCCTCGTGCGCCAGCGTGCTGGGCGTCGAGAACAGCGTGCGGGTGAAATGCTCGTGGGTTGCGATCGCGGACGCGACCTTGAACAGTTCCTCGAAACCGTAAATCCAGAAGCATTCGTCGATGATGACGTCGCCGGTGTACCCCTGCGCCGTCCTGTAGTTCGTGCCGAGGAAGTAGAGCGTCACCGCCTCGAGGACTTCGCCGTCCTCGTCCTCGCCGCGCTGGATCACCATCGGATCGCCGGCAAGCGCGATGCCGCAGACCTTTTGCACCCACTGGATGATGTAGTTGCGGAAGATGTTCGCCTGCGCGCGCGATGCCGATATGAAAATCTGGCTCTTGCCGGTCTCCAGCGCAACGAGCAGGCGTTCGCGGGCGAAGTACCACGTCGCGCCGATCTGGCGCGATTTGAGGATCATGCGCGTGCGCTGGGACGTGGTCGCGAGCCATGCCTGCTGGTGGCCGAAAAGTCCGTCCTCGAGATCCGCGCGAAGCTTCGCCAGCATGTCGCGGGTGATGAGGTTCTTCGTCTTCTCCTTCTTCGCGTTGGTCGCCTTGGCACCGTTGGAGCGGGCCGGGTTGAGGTCCGCCTCGTTGCCGCCGTCCGCGTACCGCGCCACGCGCGCCAGGCGCTCGAACTGGCGGCCGAGAAGGTCGATTTCCTTGAAGTCGTGCCCGGTCTTATTCTCCTTGGCCATCAAGGTCAGGTAGCGCTCGAGCGTGCCTTCCTCGGCGCGCTGGATGGCTGGCGCGTCGTCCCACTTGTGGCGCTGCTTCCACGAGTACACGGTGTGGTAGGGGACGCCGATCTCCTCGGCCACCTGCTGGATTGTCCAGCCACGCCAGAACAGCGAGCGCGCCATGGTTCGTTTGGCGACGATCGCGGGCACAACGCCGGGCGCGGGCGTTTCGCCCCCGGTTTCGTCCTCCGCCTCAATCGGTGCTGCTGCCTTGCTCGCCATGGGCCCACGCTAAGGGCGAAATCCGCCTCGCTCTAACGGGTGGGGTTGTGGAGTGCGGGGGTCACAACGCGCACGCGTTGCGAAGATGTCTCCAACCCTGTCCTCTGGCCTGACTGAATTTGGCCTGCCCGGCGACGGGGGCCGCGAACCCTGAGGACCGGAGCACACCGATGGCAGACCCCCGCTTTTTCCGCGTGGCCGTTGAAGGCGACACCACCGACGGCCGCAAGATCACGCGGCAGGACATCCTCGACTGCGCCGAGACCTTCAACCCGCAGCTGTACGGGGTGCGCATCAACCTCGAGCACTATCGCAGCATCGTTCCGGGCGGTCCCTTCGACATGCTGGGCGACGTCACCGCGGTAAAGGCGGAAGAGATCGACCTGCCGGTTGGCAACGTGACCCAGAAGGTCATGGCCCTGTTTGCCGCGATCACGCCGCTGCCGGCCTTCGTGGACATCAACAAGAAGAAGCAGAAGGTCTTCTCGTCGATCGAGGTCGGGCAGAACTGCCGGGGCACTGGTAAGGCGTTCCTCGTGGGCATGGCCGCCACCGACAGCCCCGCATCCTTCGGCACCGAGGCGCTGGAATTCGCCGCCAAGACGCCCGGCTTCTATTCGAACCGCAAGCTCGCCGCCGACAACCTGCTCTGCCAGGCACATGAAATTCCGCAGGAGGTCTTCACTGCCGAGCAGGCCGCTGCGGAACCCGATCCAACGGGTATCCTAGCATCGGCCAAGGCTTTCTTCGATCGTTTCACGAAGGCGCCTGAGCAGGCGCAGCAGCAGGCCCCGTCGCTGACCGAGGGTCAAGCCCTCGCCACCCCTGCTATCGCGCCGCAGGGCGATGCCATGGCTGCCTTCGGCATGATGTTCGCGCAGATGTCGACCACGATCGACAAGATCGCGACCGACAGCACCGCCGGGCTTGCAAAGCTGACCGCCGACCTCGCCGCGCTGACCACCAAGGTCGACGCCACGCCCGCCGGCAACTTCACCCAGCGCCAGCTCGCCACCGGCGGGGCAGCCACGGTCCGCACCGACTGCTGATCCCAACCATCCGACGCGCCGCCAGCCTTCCACCGTTCAAGGACCACCACCCATGAAGAATGAAACCCTCGCCCTGTTCACCGCGATGGTCGAAAACATCGCATCGCTGAACGGCGTCGCGGCGGCGACCGCGCAGACCCGCAAGTTCGCCGTTGCTCCCACCGTCCAGCAGAAGCTGCAGCAGCGCGTGCAGGAATCGAGCGCGTTCCTGTCGCTGATCAACATGAGCCCGGTCGACGAAATGTCGGGCGCGCTGCTAGGCCTTGGTGTCGGTAGCCCCATCGCAAGCCGCACCAACACCGCTGGCGGCACCCGCCGCGTCGGCCGCGATCCCAGCACGATGGACGAGCGCATCTATACCTGCGTGCAGACCAACTTCGACGTCGCGCTGCGCTACGCCAAGATCGACATGTGGGCCAAGTTCCCCGAATTCGAGACGCTTTGGCGCGACAACAACATCAAGCGTTTCGCGCTCGATCGCATCCTGATCGGCTTCAACGGCACCAGCGCCGCTGCCGCTGCCACCACCAACCCGACCACGACGCCGCTGCTCACCGACGTCAACATCGGTTGGCTGCAGAAGATGCGCCTCGAGAACGACGCGCGCATCCTCGACACCGGCAACGTGGCGAACAAGGTGACCTACGGCGCTGGTGGCGATTACGAGACGCTCGACGCCATGGTCTGGGATGCCAAGGAAAGCCTGCTCGCCTCGTGGGCGAAGGATGACACCGAACTGGTGGCCTTCGTCGGCGGCGATCTGCTGCACGACAAATACTTCCCGATGGTCAACCAGGCGGAAGCACCGACCGAGCAGCTGGCCCGCGACGTCATCATGTCGACCAAGCGCCTCGGCGGCCTCCCGGCCGCGCGCGTGCCGGGCTTCCCCAACGGCAAGGTGTTCATCACCCGCCCCGACAACATGTCGATCTACTACCAGGACGGCAAGCAGCGCCGCTTGATCAAGGACGAGCCCGAACTCGATCAGGTGACCGACTACAACTCGTCCAACGAAGCCTACGTGCTCGAGGACCTCGACGTCGCCTGCCTGATCGAGAACATCGAAGCTTTCAACGCCTGACCCGACAAAAGGCGGCCGGCCCCCTTTGGCCGCCTTCCCTGCCCCCGCCCGTCTCTCTGATCCACGGGCGGGGCAGGTTGCCTTTCTGGAGCCCGCCCGCCATGCGAATTTCTCCCGCCCAAGCCAGCCTGCAACGCAAGCTCGCCGCCGCGTCTCGACCCGACCTCGCGCCCGCCGCCGGCACCGCCGCGCCCATGCCCACCGATGGCCCTGTCGCCAGCGAATACCAGCTGCTGCTCGCCGCGCTGGGCATCGACCTCAACACCCTGCGCAACACCCAGTCGACGGAACGGAAGATCGAAGCCAAGCGCGCGATGATCGAGAAGTACCGCGCATGGGTGGAAGGCGCGGCCGACGCCTCGGCCGGCGCGCAGGACGAGATCGTTTCCCAAATCATGATCTGGGCGATCGACATCCGCGACTGGCCGCTTGCGCTTAAGCTGGCCGAATACGTGCTGCTGGCCGGCATCAACCTGCCCGAACGCTTCACCCGCACCCCGGCCACCATGATTGCCGAGGAAGTCGCGCAGGTTGCCATTGACGCGCCAGGCGCCGTTCCGCTTGAGGTGCTCAATGCGGTGGCCGATCTGGTTAGCGATGCGGACATCTTCGATCAGGTCCGCGCCAAGCTGGAGAAAGCGTTCGGCCTCGCGTTCAAGGCCCGCGCCGACGCGTTCGACCCCACCGCCGAAAGCGCGGTGGCTGGTGGAAAGCCCGCGCTGCTCTCCGCCGCCATCGGCCATCTGGACCGCGCCATCGCGCTCGATGGCAAGTGCGGCGCCAAGAAGATAAAACAGGCGATGGAGGCTGACTTGAAGAAGCTCGCCGCCCCGCCGCCTGCACCTCCCGCTTAACCAGCTGCGCCACCGCGCCGGGGGGCGGAACAGAACCGAGAAGGCATCTGCCCACCCCCGGTCCCTGATCCTCACCCCCCACCCCTTCGCCGCAAGGAGCCGCCCATGTCGTTCGTCGCCCTGCCGCCCGGTCCCGCTAGCCCTGCCGCTTCCGTGGTCCCCGGCGACGACTGGTATCCCGACATAGACTGCAACGCCCTCCGCGATGCCCTGCGCCTCGGTGGCGGGATGGTGACACAGGAACGCCTGGTCGGCGCGATCGAAGGTGCGCAGATAACCGTCGAAGGGGAACTCGCCACTTGGCGCGCCGCGCGCGAAGCGGAGGGCGCGGAGACGCTGGCCGAGGTAGAGCCGAACCGGCGGTCTGGCGGCCAGCATCGCCTAACGCTGATCTACACCCGCGCCGTGCGCATGCACGCGGCGGCCGAATTAGCGGAGACGCACCGCGATCTGACTGCGACACAGGACGGCCAAGCGCGCGCGGACACTGAAGCGACTACCGCCGAGGAATACCTGCGCCGCGCCACCCACGCGGTGCGCGACATCCTCGGCGTCACACGAACTGCGGTGGAACTGATCTGATGGTGATGCTGTGACGTCCACCACCACCGCGCTGCAAGGTGATACGCTCGACCTGATATGCTGGCGCGTCCTCGGCACCACGGAAGGCGAAGTCGTCGAACAGGCCTATGCCCTTAACCGCGGACTTGCCGCCCTTGGCACCATCCTGCCGGAAGGCACCGCGGTGACCTTGCCCGATCCGCCGGCTGCCGCCGCCGTTGCGCTGCAGACCGTCAACCTCTGGGACTGATCGCATGAAGAAGCCCGGCTTGCTACGCGAAGCCATCGCCGCGCTGATCCCCGAGACTGCCCGCGATCCCGACCGCCTGGCGATGTGGGTAGAGCGCGGGACCGTGCGCGCCACCGGGAACCGGCAGCGCGGCTTCTCGTGGGAATACGATCTGATCGTTGTCGCCGAGAATTACACCGGCGATCCAGCGCAACTGTTCTTCGTCGTCGTCGATTGGCTACGTTTTCAGCAGCCCGATCTACTGAAGGCAAACGGCCCCGGCTTCCCGTTCGAGGTTGACGTGATCGATGTGAGCACAGTCGATGTGACGATGACCTTGCCCCTACGCGAGGTTGTCACCGCCGCCCAGGTCAGCGGCGAGTGGCAGCTTACCGTCGTGGCCGAAACGGTTCCGCTGTTTCCCGACGATACTCCCCTGCGCGCCGACGAGGCGCCGATCGTCGCTCTTTGGGCAAGGGGTGATGACGCGCCGTTTCAGGTCGCGCCCTAATGGCTGACGGCTTCGCTGAACTCGAATCCTTCCTCACCGCCGAACTGGCGAAGCTGTCACCAGCCCGTCGCCGCCGCATCACCCGCAAGATCGGCATGGAAATCCGCAAGGCGAATGCGAAGCGTATCGCCGAGAATATCCAGCCTGACGGCAGCGCCATGCACGCTCGCAAGCCGCGCAAGTCGACAGCGGGCAAGGGCGCCATCAAACGCGGCCGGATGTTCCGCAAGATGCGCCTGGCGCGGTCGTTCAAGATAAATGCCTCACCGGGCGGTGTCTCGGTCGGCTTTACTGGCCCTGTCGGACAGACAGCACGTGCTCATCACTACGGCCTGACAGACTTCGTAGGGCGAACCGATGCCGGCAAAGCCGTCCACACCAAATATCCTTCCAGACAGCTATTAGGGTTCGCCTCGGAGGACATCGAGATGATCGCCGATACCATCATCGCGATGCTCGACGATTGAAGCAGCGATTCCCCCGAGACCAGGCCAGCTACGGCACCGGCCAAGCTTGGGTCTACCGGATAATCGAAGTGGTATCCGTTGGCTTCGGTGGACGACGTGACGACGACGCCTTCGCTCAATTCAGCCGGCACTGCCGGCCATGGTTTCGGCCATGGAAGCTAAAATCTAATCGGACAGAAGCTCAGCCGCTTTGGGCTCGATGGCATGCGCGGGCGCTCTTTGGCTCCGCCACCACTTCATAAGATGCTTGTTGAGAGGCTCCTCTACGTAGCGATGAACTGCCGCCGCAATGATTATTGCAATCGCGATCGTAGATGCCAGTGCGACCAGTGGATGCCACCCCCAAGCCAGTAAGTCCGCCAAAAGACTAAGACCAAGGCTTTGATGAATAAGATACAGAGGGTACGAACAGCGGCCAATCCACGCCATAGGTCCGACAGAAGTGTTTACTCCCAGCGCCAGCAAACCCAACATAAACAATGCTGCCGGTATCGCGGGCCAATGGAATCCCATCAGTGGATCGAGGGAAAGACAGATTATCGCGCCGATGGAGAGCGATATACTCGCTAATTTGTCGCGCTCGTAGATGGCGTACCATCCCGCCATGCCCATCAGAAAAAAGCCTGAGTACGGTGCAAACAATAGCACCCCGATTGCCTTGCTGAAAAGAGGACGAGCAATCGCGCCGAAAACCAGCAACCCAAGCACGCCCACCCAAAACCGAGCCCGAAAAGCGGCGAGGGAAAGAGCTACCACGCCATAAAAGAGCGCCTCCACGAATAACGACCAGTAGGCACCGTCTACGTATTTAAGCCCGAGACGGTCTGGTGCAAACGTCAAGGATCCTAAATAATCGAGGACTTTGAGATTGTAGCCGGTCGGATCATGGAGCGCTAATACGAGGTAAGTGACGGTGCAGGCCAAAAAGAATGTCGGGTAAATTCTAAAGAACCGTCGTGCCGCAAAGTCAGAGGGCCCGTTAGAACGAAGAGCCGTCATCGTAATAACAAGACCAGATATACAAAAAAATACCTGAACCCCAAGACCACCCTTCATCCACAAGCTATCTCGCGAAAAATTAAGCCCTTCTACGGTATAGTGAAACACTAAAACCGCCAGTATGGAACAAGCTCGAAAAACATCAATTAAGTCGTTTCTTTGCGCTTGAGACGACATATTTGATCCATTCACAAAATTGCCCACTTATACCGCACAGTTTGGGAAAGTTTTAATCCTTCCGCAGGAAAGGAAATTCGCGGTTCTTCGTATGTGAATAGCGGCAGATTCGCAAGCATCTGTGTTCACCGATCGTCCGCGGCCATTCTCAGGCAGCGGGCGCTAAAAGGGGACATGTAAGGAAGGCTTTGGTCGAAGCCGCGGCGGCTTTACGAGCAAAATCCACGCCCGCTGTGACGGTCCAGGCCCGCCCTCTTGGCTTCGTCCTGACAGGCGGCGAGGTGTCGGATTACCGGGCCTTTCCTGCGCTGCTCGACATGCCTGTGGCCAAACCCAAGGCCCTGCTCGCCGACAAGGGATATGACGGTGACGCCGTCCGAGAAGACTTGCTTTGGCGCGGTATCCTGCCGATCATCCCGCCAAAGACGAACCGCCGAGAGCCACCCGCTTGCGACTTCAGACGCTACCGCGATCGAAATCACGTCGAGCGCCTGTTCAGCGTGCTGAGTGCCTATGCCTCGGTGATCTCGTTCTCAGTGATCCTAACCACGTTGGTTCAGCAGCCGATTATGCAGCTCCGCAACCGCCTTTTCCCCAATCGACATGAACCGCCCAAGAAGCTGGTCGAACCGGTAGACGCTTCTACCGCTATCGAACCGGCATAATTTGGCCTTTTTCCGACGATTTGGCGAGGCCGGCGCGGATCAGCCCTTGTGCCCACTCGTAAGCGGCGGTGAGATCGACGAAGTAGCTGTCGCACGCGACGAGGTCGGCTTCGTCCGTCGCCACGAGGGTGGGCTCGGGCGCGTCTGCAGGAACGGGGGCACCGAGATCGTCGGCGGGGCGGGCGGCAACTGCGCCGCCGGAGCGCACGCGGCGAGCAGCGATGAAAGCGCGCAGACCAGCATTGTCTGCCGCGAGCGCGTTGCGGGTGGATTGGGCATCGGAAGCGATCTCCTGTGATTTGCGTTCAGCGGCTGCACGCGCGGCCCGTGCGGCGGCAACCTGCCGCCGCCACCCTGCCCGCTCAGCCTCGCGCGACGTTTTCTCGGTAGCGAGCGCAACGCGCGCCTTGTCGCGTTGCCCCAGCGCCTGCTCCTTGCCGCTCCACTGCCACCACGCGAGCGCCAACAGCACAGCGCAGGCGCATGGCCACGGGTGCCGGACGCCCAGGGCGAGAGCGGCTGACGCGAGCGCGCGCAGCCGGCCGAGAAGGACGAGGAGCAGCTTCATGCGACACCGCGCAGGCAAATCGCCCTTTCACGCGCACGGCGCGCGGTAAGCCCCGCCACCGGACGAAGTGAGCCGTTGACCCTGGCCTTGTTCCACATCCCGAAGGCATCGCACCCGGCGCGCCAATGCCCGGCGTTAAAGCGCTTGGCGACGGTGGACCCGCAATAGGCACCGACGCCGATGTTGTAGGCCAGCAGCACGGCGGCGACGCGCTGGGGGTCCCGGCCGTTGCCGGCAAGCGCGGGCGTGCAGCGCATGACACCCTGGGCATGAACCGCAAGCTCGTGCTCGAGCATCGCGGCGCACTGCGCCTCGGTGTAGCGCTGGCCCAGCTTCACGCCCTTCGTGATCCCGTCGCAGGCGGTGGGGACACCGGCAATGTCGAGATAGGGCGTGAGGTACTGAGGGCCGGCGACGTGCGTGACGGCGGCGGTGCCATCCGATGCGACCGTCGCCTGCACGGTACGGCCGCTTTCCTCCTTCGGCGTTTCGACCAGCAGCATCGTGGCGGACAGCAGGCCGACGATCGCGGCAAGGGTGCCGCCTTTAGCGGCCGGCGAGAGGGATTTGGCATCATCGGCCATTGGAAGCATCCTTTCGCTGGGTGACGCGCAGGCCGATCGCGGCGGCGGCGAGGGCCACGCCGATCAGCGGCTGTGCCCAATGCGGCAGCAGCGCGGTGACTTGAGCAAAGGCCTTGGGGTCGGATGCCGCCCAGCTGGTCACTGCGCCGCCGACAAGGGCAAAGTGGACGCTCGACCAGCGCCACCAGTCGCGAGCGCCGGGGACGAGACGGGCTTTTAATCGGTCGATCATGCCTCAGGTTCCTTTCGCTTGACGAGCCGCTGCACGGTCTCGGTTTCGTAGATGCGGATGACCGTCCACAGGATGGTGAGCAGGGATGCGACGGCAGGCAGCAAGGCGGTCAGGCTCCCCAGCAGGGCGGTGAAAGACAGGGCGTCGAGCGAGAGCTTGAGGCCGTCGGGCAGGTGGTCGAATTTCATGACGTCAACACCGTTTTGCTGTGCAGTCCGAAGTTGTGCATCGGCTTGTTGCCGAGGTTCGCGGAGCCGGCGTAGATCAAGCTGTCCCCGCTATTGTCGCGGATGTTACCCTTGCCGAACACGGGGGTGGTGTCCGAAGTGTTGCCGAAGGCGTAGCGCAACTCGCTGCCGATAGGCGGCGTGACCGCTCCGAAATCTAGCACGATCGAATCGCTGACCGCGCGCACGTCGGTGATCGTCAAAGCCGCTCCAACGGGATCGTTCGCCAGCCAGCCATACCGGGTCTGCTCAGCCACCAGCGTAGTGTCGATGGCCATCTTTTTACCGGGCTGGACGGGGTATTTCAGGACAGCGCAGTTGCCATAGCGCCTCGCCTCGATCGGCTGCATGGCCGGCGGCTTCTTGCCCTTCCAGATCCAGTTGTAGAGCACCACCGCCCAGTATGCGCCCAGCCACTCGTAGCCATTGGACACGAGGTGGGGGGGGCTGTTGACGTTGGGCGGGAGAAAGTATTCCGGGCACGCCACGGCATACTTTTCGCTCGCATGGAGCGCCGTTTGCCGAAGCGCTATGCTCGGGTACGCGCGACCATAGCCCAAATGGCTGCTGATCTGGGTCATGATCATGGGAAGGACGAGATCGGGGATGCCCGTCGTCAAGCGGGCCTGTACCTGAGCCATCGTGCGGATGCCCCGCCAGACACGCTCCCACGTCGCTTCCGGCGTGTTGCTCGCGTACTCCTGCTGGCCCTGATTTTGGCACATGACCAAGGGCGCATAGGTGGGCCGACCATACGCAGCAGCGGCGGCCGGTGCGAACGTGATGTCGTCGCGCAGGCGCTGAAACGGCGCGGTGCCGTCCATCAACCCGGATGCCAGCGTACCCGATGCGCCCGGCGCCGAGAACAGGAACGAGCGACCCCAGGTCGTAATGTCGATGCCGTCTGCGAGGAACAGCTGCTTCAGCATCCGTGCCATGCCGGACGCAGGCGTTTCGCCCAAGTTGCCGAAGGTGGTTTCAGTGAGGGCGACGAGCGACGCGTGGGTCAACGATGCGGTTGCGCCACCGTCGTCCGCGCGGACACCACCGTTGAACTTTAGCGCGTAAGGGCCCTGCGGAGCGGTCCCATTGAGAGTGCCGCTGTCGTGCCCGCGCGTGAGCGACTGACCGTCAATGAGGATGCCCAGCATTTCCGCGCGCGGCTGCCAACTGCGCGGGTCGGTCGGTGCGATGCTCCCGTTGAGCATGGCTTGGATTGCCCCCGCCGTGACGGGCTGGTTCGACTTCGACAGGTTGAACCGCACCTCGGGCCGCGAGCCGCCCAACTTGCTCAGGCCGCCCAACGCCGCGTCCGCCGCGATGGTCACATTCGTGTAGGACCACCCATCGGTATCGTCGGTCGCAGTAGGCAGCGCGATCACGTTGGGCGCGGACATCACCAGACGATCGCCCGCGGCCAGGTTCAATGTTCCGAAGTCGGACGGGCCGCTGGCCCCAATCGTCTTGGTGCCGGTCGCGACGGTGACGCTGTTGGACACCTGCTTGACGGTAAGAGCGCCGATGAAGCCGGTGGCGCGGCCGATCTTCACCGCGCCGCCGGTACGCGCGAGCAGTTCGGCCGTGTTGATCGTGGTGTCTTCCTCGATCGGGTAATCCCACACCAGCGTGTTCACGGTGGCGGCAGCGGCATCGACAAATGCACTGCCAGCAGGGCGACCGCGCGCGCCCGAAACGGTCGTCTTCAACAGGCCGATTGCGGTGTCAAACGTGGCCACGGTGGCCGCATTCGCAACCACCGAAGCCTGCAGAGCAAGGAACGTGTCCTTGTTGACTACCTGGTACACCCACTTGAAGTTGAGCTGCATCTGCAGGCGCGTACCCGCGCTCCAGGCGGCGATCGTTTGCGTGGTGTTGGCAGGGTTCGACGTGGCCCACTGCGCGGTGACATCCGCACTTTCGTCCGTGCCGGGCCAAAGGCTGTTGGCGGTGACCATCGCGTAATCGCCGGCGGAAAAGGGAATGCCGTCCGCAGTGAGTCCAAAGCTCGCGCCGGTCAACGTCACCAGCGAGCCGTTGTTAGCCGCGTTCAGCATCGCGGTATGTGTCAGATACGTCGTAAAGTCATTGCCGCTCTTCGTTCGTTTGTAGACGACGAAGGGCGCGGTCGCTGAAAGCTGCCAAAACTTGATAGTCTCAAGGTAAATCTGGACGCCCGGATAGGGCGCTGCCGCAACTGGCGTGCTAAGCGTCAGGGCAAGCGCTGAGGCGGCCGGCCCGGTCACTGGCGCAACCGGCCTTCCCATCTGCTGGCTGCCGGTGACAGTCAGCTTGTCCAGCCCCGCAGCGAGGGCAGAGGCGGACGCCTGTGATGTGAGGGCCCATTCCCTCGACGACTTGGTGCCCGCGCCGCCAGGTGCAGCGCCATCAGCCCACCCCTTGGCCAGATCGATAAATGGTTGCGCCAGCTTCTGGACAAGGGTGCCGGCCAGCAACCGCTTGGTGATGCCGCTCTTGACCACCGGCAGCGTTTCCGTGCCGTCGATGTCTGCGGTGGCAATCTGAGGGAGAAGGGAGATTTTGGACATGATGGGTTCCTCAGACGCCCTTGGTGGACCAGTCGACGCGCACGGCGACGTTTTCCCAATTGCGCAGGGTGAAGCTTTCGACGCCGTTCCACGCCTGCACGGCGGTGTTGTTCTGAGCGTCGGAGGTCGAGCGAAGGCCTGAGCCCAGCGAGACGATGAACCAGCTGTCGTGCGCCTTCGGCAGGGGAACGACAACGGCGACACCAGCGGCGATCGTGACGCTGCCCCAGCATTCCTTCTTGCCGCTGGCGTAGACGGTGTAGCCGTTGTTCGCGACGAGGCTTTCCTCGACGATGCGCTCGTATTCCGCGCCGTGGTGACCATCGAGCATGTCGGCATCGATGGCCGAGCCGTCGCCGTCGACCGTCACCAGCTTCGCGCGGACGTCCTCGGCGGTGTAGCTGGCGGCCGGGAGGCGGGTGGCGACGTCGTCGTGCAGCGCGGCGTCCGCATTGGCGCGAATGGTCGCCTCGCCATCGAGCGCGGCGGTCAGGCTTTCGCCCAGCGCGCCGATCGCAGCGTTCACCGCTGTCAGCAGGCCCGTCAGACGGCTGCGCAGCGTCTTGGGGGTGACGATGGTCTCGGCATCGTCTTCGCCATCAGCGGCCGCGCTCACGCGAGCCTGCGTCGCCAGGCGCGCAACGCCGCGCATCCCCTCGGTGGCCGGCGGCCACGTAAACACCGCGTTGCCGTAGGAGATGTTGCCAGCGAGGTCCGCCTCGAAGGCGATGTCGAGCGCGATCATGCCAAAGGCCAGACCCGCCTTGTTCATGACCACCGCGTCGCCGGTATAGACGGCGAACAGCACGCCATCGTCCATGAACAGGCCGAAGCCGGTGATCGACCACACATCGGCGGAAGTGTCGTAGGCGGTCAGGTGGGTAATGTTCGCCGCCGCCGCTGTGCCCGATTCGACCGCGATGCGCTTGAACTCACCGGGCAGCGCGGTGAGCGTCGGCGCATAGGCGAACGGGGTAACTGTCAGCCCGAGCGCCGAGATCACGACCGGGTCGGAACCTGAGGCACCCTGCACGGCGGCGAGGCCCGCGTCGGTCAGCTTGAGGGCAAGCGCGGCCATCTCAGTTCGTCTCCAGATAGTCGAGGCCGTCTTCGGTCAGGATCGGTTCGCCGTCCTCGGTCTGGAAGACGGCGCTCCAGTCGCGGCTCGTGTCGATCGAGGTCTTGAAATCGTCGCGGAACATCGAGCCGACGAGGCCGCCGGCCGCCATGTAAAGCGCGGCCTGTGCATCGAGCGTCTGGACGAAGTCGAAGTGCGAGCGCAGCGGCTTGGCGGCGGCGACGTCGCGAATGATCGCCTCGGCCGTCTCGGCGGTCAGGAAGTCGGCGCCGATGTCGAGCGTCGCCGCGCGCACCTCGAACGTGTGCGGCGCGCGGGGCGGGTTGGCCTGCCACCACTCGACCAGCGTGAGCAGCGGGTGGAAGCGGGCAAGCACCTGCTCGACGGCGGCGCGGGTGCCCTTGATCTTGTGGAACGGGATCGCTTCCGCGACCTCGGCGCGCTTCTGCGCCTCGGACCAGCTGGTGTCCCAATGGCTGATCGCGAGGCCCCAGGCGAGGAAGGGCAGAACCTCGGCCGGGCACGTGGACGGGTTCCACAGCGTCCCCACTACGGAAAGGTCGATGCGCGCCAGCATGGCGTCCTCCAGCGCGCGTTCGGCGGCGGTGGCGTTGGGGGGCAGCAGGCTCACAGCTCGGTCCCCGCGATCGTGACCGACGTGGCCGTGGCGTTGCCGACCTGGCTCCAGTCGATCGTCACGTCGGCCGCCGGCTGCAGCAGCTCCACACGTTGGACGTTGCCGACGTGGAGCGCGGCGACGATGGCCGAGCGGGCGACGTCTCGACCCAGCTTGCGCACATCGGCAAGATGCGCGGCAAGCGCAGCCTGCGCGGTGGCAAGGATCAGGCCTTGGTCGGGGCCGGCGAACACGTAGAGGCGCGCTTCGACAGTGAAGTCCACCAACCCGGCTGCCTGTACGGTGACATGGTCGGTTAGCGGCCGCACGGGCCCCTGTAAGGTCGTGTTGACCGCTGCCAGTACCTCGGCCGTGGGTACTCCGGTGCCGCTGGACGAAAGCACCGTCACCACTACTTCGCCGGGCGACGGCGATACGGCGGTGGCATCCTCGACATCGCCGTGTGCCGAGCGAGCATGGAACACGTAGGCCAGTTCCGGCCCGGCAACGGAGAAAGCGTGCGGCGCAAGCTGAATGCGCTGCTTGTAGGCGACATCGCCTTCCATGACCGCTTCTGTCGTCTCGGTCGCGGCGGCTACAACAAGGCGGGGTACGTCGAGGAGCGCCCCGATCTGGTCGAGGTTCGTCCCCTCGGCGAAAGCCAGCAGCATGCCGACTGCGGCATCGTTGAACGCCCGCGCCAGCGTCACTTCGTCATAGGCGTCCGCCTCGATCACTTTCACCGCCGGATCGCTTTCGACCAGCGCGGTAAATTCGGCATGCAGTTCCATCAGTTTTGCCAGTTTCGCGGCTTTGCGCGCCGCGTAGCTGGGCTGCGGCACAAGTACCGGCGCGGGGAGCGTCGAAAGATCGACGGCGGGGGATGAGGCGATCGAACCAACCATGTCCCAGCTATCGGCAGGCTGGGGCCTCTCTGCTACCCGTGCGCGTTGTAGCCGACGGGGCTCACAACCCCGCACTGTGGCGCGGTTTTTTCCCGCCGCCATTGTAGGGGCATGAGAACGCCCGAAGACGCCCCCACCGATCCCGATGCACTGCTGCGTTACGCCACCGTCGCCTCTGTCGACCTTGGAGCCGCGCGCTGCACCGTGCTGCTCGATGATGACGTGGAGTCCCCCGCCCTGCCGTGGCTCGCCCCCCGCATGGGCGAAACCCGCGTCTGGCTCCCACCCAGCATCGGCGAACAGGTTGTCCTGTTCTGCCCCGGCGGCGAGATCGGCGCGGGCATCGTCGCGGGCGGCGTAGTCTCGGACCAGAACCCCGCGCCGATAGACGAAGCGGTCGCCCTGATCCGCTTTTCGGACGGTGCGGTTATCTCCTACGACCCCGCCGCGTCCGAACTGTTGATCCAGCTACCCTCAGGCGGGTCCACCGTGCTCGCTTCCGACACCGTCGACATCGTCGGCGACGTGACGGTGACGGGCAAGCTGACCGCGAGCGATGATGTGCTCGCCGGCAGCATCAGCCTGAAAAGCCACAAGCACAGCGGCGTGCAGGCCGGTGCTGCGCAGTCCGGCGCGCCGGTATGATCGCCCTCACCTCCCTGCCCCCGGACCTCGGGCGGTGGCTTCCATGACGTCCCTGACCGGCATGAGCGCCACCACGGGTAAAGCGCTGTCGGGTGACGAGCACCTGGTGCAGTCCATCGGCGACATCGTTACGACCCCGATCGGAAGCCGCGTGATGCTGCGCGAATACGGCTGCTACCTGTTCGAACTGATCGACCGGCCGCTGAACCGCGCAACCCTCCTGCTCGGCGCCATGGCCGTCACGATCGCATTGGCGAAGTGGGAGCCGCGCATTGCCGTCACTCAGGTGACGTTCGAGGGCGACTTCACCAGCGGGCAGGCCGTCCTCAACGTCACCGGCAACCGCACCGACGTCGCCGGCAACGCCCTTACCCGCCTGACCATCCCCCTTTCCCGATAGGAGCCGCCACCATGCACGGCATCAAGACGAACATCCTTCTCACCGGCACCCGCACCATTGCCAGCCTCGCTTCGGGCGTGATCGGCTTGATCGCCACGGCCTCGGCCCCCGTAGGTGCAGCCGCCACCGCCCTCGACGTCGCTTTTCCGCTAAACACGCCCGTTCTGGTCACCGATGTGCGCAAGGCCATCGGCCAGGCAGGCACCGGCGGAACGCTGCTGCCCTCCCTTGAGGCGATCTACGATCAGGTGAGCCCAGTCGTCATCGTCGTGCGTGTCCCGATCGATGCAGAGGATCAGGACGAGGCCGTGATCGGCAGCGCGGCGAACTATTCGGGTATCTACGCCCTGCTCGCGGCCGAGGCGCAGACCGCATACCGTCCGCGCAACATCGGCGCGCCGGGGCTCGATACCGAGGCAGTCACCACCGTTCTCGCCACCGTGGCGCAGAAGCTGCGCGCCCGCGTCTTTGCGGCGGGCGACGGCGAGACCATCGCCGAAGTTACTACCTACCGCGAGAACTTCTCTGCGCGAGAGTTGTCCCTGATCTGGCCGAACTGGTCGAACGCATTCGCGGGTGATGCCGTGGCCCGCGCCCTCGGCCTGCGCGCCTACATCGACGAGACGCAGGGCTGGCACAAATCGCTCAGCAACGTCGCGGTCAACGGCGTGACCGGAATTTCGGAGGACCTGTTCTTCGACATTCAGGACGAGACGACTGATGTGGCCGCGCTGAACGACGCGGACATCGTGACGTTGATCCGCTCGCCGTCCGGCGGCTTCGTCTACTGGGGCAACCGCACCTGCTCGGACGAACCGCTCTACGCTTTCGAGCCGGCGGTGCGGACCTCGCAAATTCTGCAGGACGAGATTGCACAGGGGCTCATCTGGGCCGTCGACAAGCCGCTGACGAAGGCGCTGATCAAGGACGTGCTCGAAAGCATCAACGCGCGGTTCCGCAGCTTGGTGACGCAAGGCCGCATCATCGGTGCCACCGCCTGGTTCGACGCCTCCCTCAATTCCTCCACCGATCTCGCCGCCGGCAAGCTGGTGATTGATTACGATTTCACCCCCGCCGCGCCGCTGGAAGGCCTCACGCTCAACCAGCGCATCACCGACAAATACTACGCCGACCTCGCCGCCGCGCTGGCCGCCTGATCGCGTCACCCTCGAACACGGCCAGACATAGGAGAACGAAAATGGGCTTCCCCTCGAAGCTGAAGGATCAGAACCTCTATGGCGACGGCGAAAGCTGGAAGGGCGAGGTGGCCGAAGTCACCATTCCCAAGCTCGCCCTCAAGATGGAAGATTGGCGCGGCGGCGGCATGCTGGGCCCGGTCCCGATCGACCAGGGCCTCGAAAAGATCGAGTTCGAATTCAAGGCCGGTGGCCTCCTGCTGTCACCGCTTGCCCAGTTCGGTGCTACTGCGGCCGACGCGGCACAGCTGCGCTTCGCAGGTGCCTATCAGAACGACGGCACCGGATCGGTGAACTTCGCCGAAGTCGTCGCGCGTGGCCGCTACAGCGAGGTGGACTTCGGCACGCAAAAGCCGGGCGACGATACCGAGACCACCTACAAGATGGCGTGCAGCTACTACAAGCTCACGCTCGACAACATGGTGATCCTCGAAATCGACATGATCGCCGGCATCTTCGTCGTCTTCGGCGTCGATCGTCGCGCCGAGATCCGTGAAGGCCTTTCCTGATCCCGTTGCCGGGTCGCCTCCTTCCAATCGGCGGCCCGCTCACCCCCTTCCGGCGAATTCTGGCGGGCGCGCCGGAAGGGGGCTTTCCTCGCCCGCCGCTGAAACAGGAGGCCCGCCATGGCCGATGCAGACGCCGACCCCGCCCCCACCCCCTCGCAGCCGCAGACCGTAACCATCGCCCTCACGACGCCCATCCAGCGCGGCGAAAGCACGATCTCGCAGATCAGCTTGCGCAAGCCCAAGGCCGGCGAACTGCGCTCACTCAAGGTCGAGGACCTTTTCGCGACCGACGTGAACACCCTCTTCGTGCTCCTGCCACGCATCACCCAGCCCACCCTCACGCAACAGGATGTGGCCGGCCTCGAAACCGAGGACCTGCTGGAGATCGCGGGTGCCGTGAAGGGTTTTTTCATGCCCCCGTCGATGAAGGAAGCGATCGCGAAGGCGCTCGGGGGCTGATCGAGGAACTGATCGCCAATATCGCCCTCATCTTCCACTGGCCGCTGTCAGACATGCTGGTGATGGAGATCGAGGAACTTGTGATGTGGTCGACGCTCGCCGTCGAACGCTGGAACCGGATCAACCGGGTGGAATGACCGCATGGCCGACAATAAGCTCAACCTGCTGTTCAAGTTCACCGGGATCGACAAGGTCTCCGGCTCGATCCGCAACATCGTGGGCGCCAGTAAGGCGGGGGCCGCTTCCCTGCGTGAAATGCAGAAGGAGGTGAAAGCCAACGAGAAAGAGTTGGTCCGCGTCCGTGAACTTCTGGCGTCAGGATCGCTGCAAGGCGGCCTGGTGATGGCCGAACGCGAACTGGCCGCCGCTATCGAAGAAACCAACCACCGTATCGAGCAGCAGCGCAATCGACTGGAAAGGGTCAACGCCGTGCAGGCGAAGGCCAGCAAGATCGCGCACGCCGCCGCCATCGGTGGCGCGGCGGCATCGGCCACGCTCACCGCACCGCTGATTGCCTTCGGCAAGGAGGCGGTCGAGGCCGCCTCCGATGCTTACGAACTGCAGAGCGCATTCGATGTCACCTTTGGCAAGAATGCGGCGGTGATGACCCTCTGGGCCGAACAGACCGGCGCCGCCATGGGGCGCTCCAAAATGGAGATCGAGCAGGCGGCCAACACCTTCGGCGTGTTTTTCAATGCTGCCGACCCGGCGAAATCTGCGGCCATGAGCAAGCAATTCGCCGTGCTCGCGCAGGACCTCTCCAGCTTCTACAACGTCGAACCGGGTGAGGCGCTGGAAAAACTGCGCTCGGGCCTCACCGGCGAAGCTGAACCGCTCCGCGATTTCGGCATCTTCCTCTCGGACGCCGCCGTAAAGGCGCAGGCGTTGAAGATGGGAATGAAGCCGGTCGGGAAGGAATTTACCGAACAGCAGAAGATCATGGCGCGTGCGGGCCTCATCATGGCGTCGACCACCAACGCCCAGGGTGACGTCCTGCGCACGAGCAATTCGATGGCCAATCAGCTGCGCGCTTCCAATGCCGCGTGGCAGGACATGTCCGTTGCTATCGGAACTGAACTCCTGCCCGCGGTCACGCCTGCTATACGATCTTTCGGTGACCTGATCCGCATGTTCACCGCACTTTCGCCGTCCACGCGCAAATGGATCGTACTGCTCGGCGTCGGCGCGGCCGCGATCGGCCCGATGCTGTTGGGGGTGGCCTCGATTGTTTCGATCGTCGGAACCCTCGCACCACTGTTTATCGGAACGGGCGCGGCGGCCAGTGTTGGCGCGGCCGGAGTGGGCGCAGCCGGTGTTGCTGCCGGCGGCGCGGCGACTGGGTTCGGTGCCCTGGCGCTTGCCGCACTGCCCGTAATCGCCGCTGTCGCTGCCGTGGCTGGCGCGGCCTACTTGATCTATTCCAACTGGGGGGCGATTTCCGGCTTCTTCACCGGCTTGTGGGCTACGGTCACCGGCGCCTTCACGCGCAACTGGACGACGATCCGTAACGTACTTCTCGGGGGCATTGTCATATTCATGCCTCTGGTCGCAGGCGTGATCTATGTCGCCTCCTTGATCTACCGCAATTGGGACAGGATCAGCGCGGCTACTATGTCGATGGTCTCGCGCGTGGCCGGGATCGTGGGGCCTTTCATTCGACCTTTTGTCGCGATCCAGTCCTATCTATCCGGTCTGGTCGGGCGCTTCTTCGGCTTTGGAGCGAACATCGTCGGCGGCTTGGTCAACGGCATCGTTTCAATGTCCGGTAAGGTGCTGCAAGCGATCGTGAACTTGGCGGGAAGCGTAGGTGCCAAGTTCGCGAGCATGCTGGGCATTCATTCGCCTTCGCGTCTGTTCATGGAAATGGGTGGACACATCAACGATGGCTTGGGCATCGGCATCCGTAAGGGACAGGACGGACCAGTGCGCGCGGTGGGAAGGATGGCCGCCTCAGTCGCCGGGGCGGGCGCGATGGCGCTCGCGCCAGCAGCATCGGCCCGTGCCCCGGCGGCCGGTGGCAGTGGGGACGAGTACCACTTCCACATCACGCAGCAGCCAGGCGAAGATTCGGAAGCCTTCGCGCAGCGGGTGGCCGATCTGGTTGCCAAGGCCAACGACGCCAAGAAGCGGCGCGGTTTTGGGGACGATTTCTGATGCTTTACGCCCTCGGCATGTTCGTCTTCAATTCGAGCACTGTCCTGCCCGACAGTCTCTCCCGTCGCCGCGACTGGCGGCACGAGCGCACCGACCGCTTCGGTGCCCGCGCGGCCAGCCAGTTTACGGGGCCAGGCGAGGACAAGATCACTCTTGCCGGCACGCTGGTGCCCGAACTCGTCGGCGACTTCTGGTCGATCGAGACGCTTGCCCAGATGGGCGACGAGGGTGAAGCCCTGCCCCTTCTCGATGGCGAGCACTACAATCTGGGGACCTTCACGATCGACGCCATCGACGAAGACAAGAGCAACCTCGCGGACAATGGTCGGGCGCGACAGAACGCTTTCACCATCAGCCTGTCGCGGGTGGCGTGATGGCCAGCATGCCCATCATTGCCGGACAGCCCTATGTCGAACCGCGTGCCGCTTGGGACGTGTCCCTGAACGGCAAGAGCCTGACAGTGGACTATGCGCCGCGCCTCGTCTCCCTTCGCCTTTCGGAACGGCGGGGAGAGGAAGCAGACGAGTTGGAGATCGTGGTGCAAGACGCCGATGGGCTGTTTCAGCCACCCTCGCAGGGATCGGTGTTGCAAGTGTCGCTGGGGTGGCTGCGCGGGACTGGCGTCAGCCCCGGATTGGTAAACAAGGGCACCTTCATCGTGGACGAACTCACTTGCGACGGTCCGCCAGATCGCGTGACGATCAGCGCCAAGAGCGCGGACTTCAAGCAGTCCTTCCGTACCCGCAAGAACCACATCTGGAAGGATACCACTCTCGGGGCGATCGTCACCGACATCGCGGGCAAGCACAGTCTGAAGTCGCGTTGTCATGCCGACCTGCAGGGCCAATCCATCACGGCGACCGAACAGGGTAACAAGTCCGACATGCAGTTCCTGCGCGATCTCGCACGGCGATACGACGCCACATCCACTGTCAAGAACGGTTGCCTCATCTTCGCGCCGGTAGGGGCAAAGACGACAGCAACTGGAACCGCCATTCCCGGCGCCGCGATCAGCCGGCGGGACTGCAGCCGCTATTCCTGGAAACGCGCCGCGCGGGACAAGGCGCAGGATGGTGCCGAGGCTCAATACCACGATAACAAGGCGGGCCAGCGTAAGACAGAAGGCACCGGCGGCTCCAATCCGAAGCGGCTGAAGCGGGTCTATGCTAGCAGGGGCGATGCCGAAGCGGCGGCGAAAGCCGAGCACCAACGCCTGCAGCGCGCCAGTGCCAGCCTTGACGTCAGTTTGTCGCTCGGGAATCCGTTACTGGCGCCAGGCGTTCGCATAACCTTGACGGATTTTCGTCCTCACATAGCGGCGTCGACGTGGCTCGTTGCCTCGGCGACGCACTTCATGGACCCAAGAGGGCTCGGCACAGACCTCACCTTGGAAGTAGCTATCTAACTATTTTCGGACAGCCTCGGCGGCAAAGTTCCGGTCGTTGGCCACACGCCGGGTTTCAATTTCGGGGCCGTTTCCGCTTTGCGTGACGATCACGATGCGCTCAGCGACCTGCCCAGCCGTGCTGATGCAAGCTGCAACGTCGAAGATTTCCGCCCGCTCACTCTCATCCAGCGTATCCCACGCCGTGCGATCGACTCCGGGCTTCACACCGCCATTGATCCACACGCCAAGGTCTCGGAAGTGTTGAAGACGTCGCCTGCAGGTTGCAGAGCGCTTTTCCTGATCGCTGACGCTCAACGGCCCCGCCAACCTTGGCGCGAGAACGGGCGTCGCCGATTTTGGTGCCGATGCCGAATCTGCCGATTGCTTACCTGGGCAGTTGGCCGCTTCCCATCGTCCAACAGCGACCCAGCCACGCCCAGCACCGTGAAGACAGCGAGAACTATCAAACAACCGAACCCACGGTTTTCCGTGTGTTGGCACCCGTCTTCTTCGTTTTCGCACCCCCACACGCCCGTAATCGGCGCCAAACAATCCACCCGGAAAAATCAGAGAGCACGCGTAAACGCGACGTCTGCGCCGTGTCTACACGGAAATTTTCAACGGTCTGATTTTACGGCTTTCCTACAGGTTCCGTTCCGGCCAAGAGTGGAACGAAAGGGGAACACGGTGGGATCGCAGTGAACAACAATGTGTATCGGCTAACGCCTGGCTGCGCGTCGGCGTGCCTGCGTTGCAGCGTCAGCTGCGCTACGGCCGTGGCGAATCGCGACGACTTGTGGCGCGCGCTCGAAGCGGCGCGACGGGAACATGCTCTTCGTCCGACCCCTCTTCATAAACGTCAGGTCCGATCGCTGCGAACCCAGTTGGAAGCCGCTGAGCGAGAATGCGCGCGGCTTCAGCCCGAGTCGCGTCTTCCGGGATCAAAGCTAGAAGCGTTTCAAACATTGCGGCGAGGGCTGCTTCACTAGGGAGGCAAACCGGTAGGCTGATCCAGTGCCGTTTCGGCTGTGCCGCTTCGATGTCGCGCACCTCTGGCTCAGCCTCGGCATCGCTCAGACCAGCGAGCTTCATCACTTCGAGCGTATCGACGCCGTAGCGGGAAAGAACATCAGCAATCTGCCGCGTTAAATCTAGCGGAAGCTCGCGCTTTTTGAAGCGCTTGGGGTCCTCAAAATAAACATATCGCGGGAAGGTTATGCCCAGCTCCTCCGCCATCTTGCGGATTGAGAGGCGAGGAACGGCAGAAACGCGCAGTTCCTTGAGACGCTCGGAGACGGAAATGTTCATGCAAGCATGCCGTGCGGAAATTTGACACAGTGTCAGTTCTAAAAATGGTTTGCCAAGTGTTTCATTTTCCCGCACATGCGTGTTCATGGAACCGCAGACCTCAATTTTCACACTGTTCGACGGCATTCGACCGATGGCGCGGGAACTTTCGGAGTCCCCCTCGACCGTCGCTGGCTGGAAGCGCAATGACCGCATCCCGGCAGAGAAGCAGCCTCACGTTCTCGCCGTAGGCTTGGCACTGGGCCTGCCCGTTACGGCGGAACTGGTCATGTTCCCTTCGGGTGATGTTCCTGAAACTGTTGCTCTCGCCGCCGGCGGTCATCGCCCTCATGTCATACCCCGCACCACCGCCGATACGAATCCTGTAGGGCTTGCGCAGAGTGGGAAATACGGAAAACGCGCGCCGGTTTTGCCCACTTCTGAACAGACGGTGGCAGCATGACCAAGCCGCGCCAGCCTCTGACCCAGTACCGCGCCCTCGAAACCGTTTCCGACCTCCTTGGGTGGGAAACGTGCGCGGAGATTGTAGAGCTTTCGGTTTCGCAGACCCGCAAGCTGGGTGATCCCGACACCGGCCGCGAACTCAAGTATCGCGATGCGATCCGCCTCGATGCTGCATACCGGCAGGCTGGTGGAAATTGCTCGCCCTTCCTCGACTGCCACGCCGCGCGCCTCGGCATCGACACCACCGCGTCCGGTGCTGACGCTGCCTGCCTGATGATGGCCTCGGGCATCGCCGCGAAGGAAAGCGGCGAAGCCATGAACGCGGTGATGCAAGCTGCAACCAGCGGCGATTCCGCTGCTCGTCAGGCCGCGATCCGCGAGGGCGAAGAGGCCCTGCAGGCGTGGGCCGCACTGCTCCACAACCTAAAATCGCTCGTGCCGGGGGAATAACCGATGTCGGGGGGACACAAGCATACCGCCGCAGAGGACGTTCCGACCGTCGTCGCCGAAGACGACGCGGGCCGGTTCGCCCCTCTTTATTGTCCGCACTGCGGCTTCCGGGGGCGTATCCGCTCCAGCAAGCAGGTCACCGGCCAGCACCGGGACATGTACTACCAGTGCGTCAACCTGTTCTGTAGCCACAGTTGGCGCGCCTCGCTCGCCTACGAATACGGGATCGTCCCAAGCGGCATCCCGAACCCCAAGGTGGACCTCCCGCTGCGCCCCATGGAGCGGCAGGCTTTTCTTGAGGCTACGCGCCCGCGCGACACCACCCAACCAGACATGTTCGAGATCGGCCCGCCCTCGGCGGAAGCCGCCTGAAAGGCATCCCCACATGCTGAAGCCCGATCTGCACTCGATGGAGTGCGCCTGCCGCGCCTGCACCCCGCCCAAGCTGGACGGCGGTGCCATGGTCCTCGGCATTGGCGCTGTCGCCGTCCTTATCGTGTCGGTCCTGCTGCTCGCCTTCTTGGTCGGCCAGCAGATCGACAGCCTCTCAACCTACCGCTGATCCAACCGAAAGGCCACGCCATGCGCCTCCATCGCCAACCCGCGCCCGCAGCGCGCCGAGCAACCCCGCAATTCACCTTCATCTGCAACGCCTGCGAATGCGTCGAGCACACCCGCAGCACGTCCCTACCGAAGGGCTGGGCCCGCAAGGAAACCCGGCGCGACATCCACGTCTACTGCGGGCCCTGCACCGTCAGCGCCGAACAGCGCGTGCTCTCGGGTCGCCCTCAGTGACCGCCTCACTTACCGCCTGGCGCGATCTCTGGCGAAGCGCCCCGATCGACGTGCGGCGCGACATGCTGCGGCTCTGCTGCACGGCCCCCTCCATCGCATACGCCTTCGCGCTTGCCTGGGCGATGCTGCCGGCATGACACCCATCGCCCAGCACATCCGCGAGGGCCGCGACGCCGTAATTGCAGAGCGCCTCCGCGCCGCCCCGCCGGCCCGCAACCCCTACGCCCCGACAACGAAGCGCGGCCTCTTCTGGCAGCGCGGAGCCGATCTCGCGCGCGCGAAGATCGACGAACTCATGAGGATCGGCTGATGACGACCGACACTGATCATTATGGCACCGCCGTCCAACTCGTGCGCCAGCACGACAGGGCCTCCACCTCGTGGCTGCAGCGCCAGCTTCGCGTGGGCTACAACGTCGCCGCCAAGCTGATCGAGCGCATGGAGGCAGACGGTATCGTCTCCGCGCCCGACCATGTCGGCCGCCGCGCCTTGCTTGGCGAAGACGGCCAGGCGCTCACCCCGGCAGCGCCGGTCGAGCGGCAGATGACCATCCCGGTCGACCTGCCGAAAGAGAACCGCGCCGCCGACGATCGCCTGCGCCTCCTGATCGAGCGCGTCGAGCGCCTCGAGGAAGAGAAGAAGGGCATCAGCGACGATATCCGCGATGTCTACGGCGAAGCCAAGGCGGTCGGATATGACGTGAAGATCATGCGCGCAATCGTCCGCATTCGGAAGATGAAGCCCGACGATCGCCGCGAAATGGACATGCTGCTCGACACCTACAAGTGCAGCCTCGGCATCGACTGACCCATGTTCCGCCTGCCGCGCCTCTTCCGCCGGAAGGCGGCCACCACCGCCGCCGCGCAGACCCTCGGGCAACGCAGCGCCGAGGTACGCGCCGCCAAGGCGCGGCGGGAGCGCGACAAGGTCCGCACCATGGCCAACCAGCTGCGCGCCGACATGCGCGCCAAGGGCCTCTCCAACCTTCCCGAAATCGACTGGAGCACCTTCAAATGAGCGAGAAGCCCGCCAGCTACTACCGCTTCACCTTGCCCGGCCTGCGCGGCTTCGCCGCCACCGGGCCGGCCGTTGCCATGATTTGCGGCCACATCCTGCTTCGCGGGGTGAACCTGTGAACATCAGCCCCGCCGCGCTCTTTGAAGCGCCCGACCTCGACCTTGCGGACTTCCACGCCAACCTACGGGCAATCCAGACGAGCCGCGCCGCTGGCCGCTCCCTCGCGTTCGAACCCGGCCGCCTGGCTGCCGCCTACCGCGCCAAGCCGCGCCGGCTCTGGATGCCGGTCCCCACCGTCGCGGCCCCGACGCCCGGCCCGTGCCCGAACTGCGGCACACGCGGCGTGATCGGCTGCGAGCACTTCCTCCCCTACACGAAAGAGGCCCGCCATGGGTGATCCGAAAACCATCGAACACGACGTCGCTCTGAAGGCTGGGCAGGACGTGAGGGATGCTGTTTTTCGTAACCTGCAACTTGTCGATACGCCTCATGGGCAGCTTAAGGTCGGCCTCGCTGCCGCTTCTCAGGCATTCGCCACGGCGGCAGGTATCTGTGCAGGTGTATACGGCGAGGGCGACGATACCGCTTGGATCGACGCTCTCTGGAAGGACGTCGTTCGCCCTCTCGCGCTGAGTGATCGAGGCCATCGTGCCGAGTTCGACGCGATGCTCGCAAGTCTAGAGGCGCACTGACATGAGCGCCGAAGAACGCCTCGCAGGCTGGCACCCCGCCCGGTTCATCGAACTGCTCGCCACCCGCTCTGCCGAGTTCGCCTGGCAAGCCGGCGTCGGAGGCAGGGAGACGGCTGGCGGCCTGATCTCGTACCTCGCCGCGCACCCTGAACATATTGAGCCCTTCATCAACGGCGGTATCTTCGAATTGCCGATGGAGTGGATCACCGAGGGCGTGCTGACGTGGCACGGGCTCGACGGCAGGGTCTATGCTCCCGCCGATCGCGTCGCCGCCCTACGCGCCGCAAACCTGCCCGAGGTGCCCGCATGAGCGCCCTCGCACTCCCCGGCCTGTGGGTGGACGGCTTTGCCGGCGGCGGCGGTGCCAGCACCGGCATTGGGGCGGCGCTCGTGCGCGCCAACCTCGCCATCGACCTCGAGCAGGCACCGGAGGCGTTGGCAGCATGATGGCTCTCCTCGATAACGGCCAGGACCTTGATGTTTGTGAGCAGGAACTGGGAGCGCGTGTAGGGCAGTTGCTGACGCCCCTCACACGCTTCAGGCTTCGAGCGCCGGAGCGCCCTTGGGCGATAGATAACGGCGGCTTTAAGAAGCTCGACATACCAGCCTTCAAAGCACTCTTGGAACGAGAGGCGCATCACAAAGAAAGGTGCCTGTTCGTCGCCGTCCCCGACATCGTTGGGTCTGCACAGCGCACCTTGGAATTGTTCGAGCGGTTCGCGCCCTGCCTAGTCGGCTGGCCTCTCGCGCTGGTGTGCCAAGACGGACAAGAAATGCTGCCAATCCCATGGGACGAGATCGCGGCCGTCTTCATCGGAGGTTCGACCAATTGGAAATGCTCTCTTCACGTTGAGCAGATCATCCGCACCGCTAAGTTGCTCGGCAAGCATGTCCATGTCGGCCGAGTCAACGAGCCGGGAAGATGGCGGCACTTTGAAGGGCTGGAGGTCGACAGCTGCGATGGCACCGGGCTCGCTCGATACTCGCATATGCGGCGAGCAATCGCTTCCCGTCACCGCCAAGAGGAATTGCGAATTGCCTGACATGGCAGCCATCTCGCGCGTCAAGTCCCCAACGATATCAAACAAGTACCCGGTGGCGGCATGACGTGTAAACATGTCCCTATGCCGGGTGGCGGTTTCGCTATCGTGTGCTCATCCCGCCGTGGGCAGCGATGCCACTGCGGCCGAGCCGCACCACTGCTTTGCGATTGGAAGATAGCTGGAAAGCGCAGCGGAACGTGTGATGCCCCGATCTGCCGCTCGTGCTCCACGTCGCCCGCGCCGGGCAAGGACCTCTGCGCGACACACGCCGTGGAATACAAGGCGTGGAAGGCTGCGCGCGACGGGGCGCAACGCGGATGAGCCAGAACACCAGCAGCGCTGTGATGCAGCAGCGCGCCGAGCCCCACGACAGCCTGGACGACTTTCCGACCCCTCCATGGGCAGTGAGGGCTCTGACAGAGTGGTTATCCCGTCGTCGTTACGACCTTGCCATGTCGGACGTCCGCGAGCCGGCCGCAAACCGGGGCTACATGGTCAAGGCCCTCCGGGAGGCCTTCGGGCACGTGCTAGCCTCGGATATCTTCGACTATGGCAAGGGCTTCCGCGTAGAGGACTACCTCTTCGGGCCCGCCGAATGGCTGATCATGACGGATTGGACCATCACCAACCCGCCGTTCAAGCTTGCCGAGCAGTTCATCGCCCGCGCCCTCGCGCGGAGCCGAGTCGGCGTTGCCATGCTGATGCGCACCGCATTCCTTGAGAGCGAGAGCCGGGAATGGCTCTCGACCACGATGCGCCCCGCCTACGTGCTCGTCTTCGCTGAACGTGTCGTCATGCTCAAGGGGCGCTTGGTGCGCTCGGGCGCGATCGACGCGGCGAACATCGACCCGAAGACCGGCGAGCCCCGAAAGGCGTCCAGCGCCACTTCCTACTGCTGGATCGTCTGGATCAAGGGCGAAGAGGACACCCGCCTGCGCCGCATCGAGAAATGCCGCCTGCGCCTCGAACGCGAGGGGGATTACCCAGCATGAACGCTCCCCGCTGCCGCGCCTGCAACGACACCGGCTTCACCGATTACGCCTGGCTGCGCATCGACCCATGCAGCTGCACCGCCGCCGCCATGTCGGACGGCGCTAGAGGCCGCGTTGTGAACCCCCGTCGCCACAAACCAACCCCCATTCACAAGCCGAAAAAGGCCTTAAGGCTCATGACCTTGACAACCCCACGACAGCAACGCAACGTGCCTGTTGTCGTTACAAAAAAGGTAGCGATGCGGATTTGCAGCCGCTATGATTGTTGCCGTCCGGCGCGCCCCGTTTTGCGGAGCGCGTTTTTCTATGGTCGGGCGCACCGTGAGGCTTTCGGGCCTGCCGGTTTCGGCAACTTTCACCGGTCTGCAAACTCGGTGTTGCCCGACCTCCAGAATTGCAGCTGGTCGAAGGGCTTCCTCTGTCGGAAGTTGCCCGTTGACCGCGCCTCTATTCTTTTCTCGTCACTGCCTTGCACCTCGTACTTTAGCGCCGCGTGCGCTCCGGGAGGCGCGCATGTCTGACGCCGCGCTTTGTACCGAGGCAGCAATCGGCCGACTGCTTCGCCGACCTGAAGTCGAGCGTGAAACCGGCATGAGCCGCTCTACGATTTACCGCCTCATGGACGAAGGGGAGTTCCCGCGCCCGCTTCGCACCGGCCACCGCATGGTGGCGTGGTCGAGTACCGCAATCGACGCTTGGAAGGCTTCGCGGGCAATCACGAAGTTGTCTGAAATGTAGCCATCAACCTGCAACGAGGGGGGATTGATGGGGGCATCGCCACAATCCCGAGAAGCACAAACCACGCAAATCCGGGATCTTAAGCAATGAAATCCGAACCCTCTAGCCGGCACCATTTCCTCACCTCTCCGCAACCCACTCCCGCCGCAAGGCAGGCCCGGCCAGCGTCATCAGCGTGGCGGCGATGAGGTAGAGCACCAGCGCGAAAAGCATCGAGTAGCGCAGCGATTGCGCACCCCACACCGGTGCCAGCGCCTTGGACAGCGCGCCGAGCGCGTAGATGCCGCCGCCCAGGCCGATCAGGTTGTTGATGAGCAGGAACAGCGCCGAAGCGGTCGCCCGCGCGGGTGGCTCGACGAGGTGCTGGATCGCGCTCGTCACCGGGCCGAGCCAGAAGTAGGCAAGCGCCTGCGGGACGAGGAACAGCGCGAAGGCGGTCGCAACGCTCGAGGTCCAGATGCCGCCGGCGAACAGCGGCACCGCGCAGACGAAGGCGATCGCCGGGACGCGGCCGTACCAGGCGCGGTCGGCCTTGCCGAGGCGGTCGGCCAGGGTGCCGCCCATCAGCACGCCCACGGTCCCACCTAGCAACAGTACCGCGCCGAAGAACCACGAGGCGTGGACGAGGTCGAGCCCGAAGCTGCGCTGGAGCAGGCTCGGAAGCCAGAAGGCGACGCCGTAGCCCAGCATCGAACTGGAGGCGGCACCGAAGCTCAGCAGCCAGAACGCGCGCTTTTCGGCCAGTGTGCGGGCAACATCTGCGAAGCTGATCGCGGGGGCCTGCGAACCGGCCTGCGACACCGGGCGCGGGGAATCGCGCACCACCAGCTTGAACAGCGGCGCGATCAGGATGCCGCACAGGCCCACGAGCAGAAACGCGGTGCGCCAGTTTACCGCCTGCGCGACGTAGCCGCCTGCCAGCACGCCGGCTGCCGAGCCGAGCGGAATGCCGAGCGAATAGACCGACAGCGCAAAGGCGCGGCGGTGGCTGGGAAAATGCTCGCCGATCACCGCATAGCTTGGGGCGACGCCGCCCGCCTCGCCGACACCGACCCCCACGCGCGCGAGGAAGATGTGCCAGAACCCCTGCGCCAGCGCGCAGGTCGCGGTGAAGAGGCTCCACACCACCAGCGAGCCGGTGATGACCCACGATCGGCTGGTCCGGTCCGCGACCCAGGCCAGCGGCACGCCGAGCGTCGAATAGAGGATCGCGAAGGCGAGCCCGCCCAGCATACCCATCTGCGCGTCGTCGAGCCCGAGGTCGCGCTGGATCGGCGCGGCGAGGATGGAAAGGATCTGGCGGTCGACGAAGTTGAAGATGTAGACGAGCAACAGCATCGCCAGCACCAGGCGGGGCGAGGTGGACGGGCGCGTGGTCGGCTGGGTCATTTGCGATCCTTGGTCGTCGTGCCGGATCACGTCCGGGGCGACGGTATATGTGCGTTCAGGAACGCCGTCACCGCCGCCAGCGCCACCGGCTCGTCAAGCATCGGCGCATGGCCGACGCGCGGCACCTCGACGCTGGCGTAAAGGCCCGAGTGACGACGCCCCATCGCCTCGACGCTCGTGGCGCTCAGGAGGTCGGAAAGGCCGCCACGCACCACCAGCACCGGCACCGCATCGAGCGCATCCCACAAGGGCCACAAGTCGGGCGGGACGGTCTGCGGGTCGTCGCCCGAGACGCTTTGCGCGACGGCCGGATCGTAGGCGAACGAGACGGTGCCGTCGGCGTTCTCGCGGGCGAGGCGGCGGGCGAAGGCGGCCCAGTCGGCGCCGCCGTAGTCCGGGAACGCGACGGCGTTGATCGCGCGGGTGCGGGCGGTGGCGGCAGTCCAGTCAGCCATCGCACCGCCGGGGCCGACGTAGCCCTGGATACGGGCGAGGCCCGCAGGTTCGAGCACCGGGCCGATGTCGTTGAAGATCACGCACTGCGCCAGATCGGGTCGCAGCGCGTGCATCACCATCGCCATCAGCCCGCCCATCGACGTTCCGATGAGCCCCGCGCGTGCAATGCCCAGATCGTCGAGCAGCGCCAACATGTCGCGCGCGTAGACGTCCGGGCGGTAGTGCGCCGGGTCCGGGTCCCACTGCGATAGCCCGCGTCCGCGCTGGTCGGGCACGACCATGCGGTAACGCCCAGCCAGCCGTGCGACGAGTGGCTCGAAGTCCGCGGCGTTGCGGGTGAGCCCGTGCATCATCAGCAGTACGGGCGCGTGCCTCTCGGCGGGGTAGTCGCGCGCGGCGAGGTCGAGCCGGTCGTCGGCGCTGCGATAGCGGTGGACGCGGTAGTCCATGAAACTTCCCTTTCGTACCCCCGTCGTCCTGGATCGGGTCCGGGACGACGGGCTGTTCGGACGGCGGGTACTCAGAACTCCAGCGTTGCCGTCGCGAAGACCTGGCGTGGGTTGCCGTAGTAGGCGGTCAGCGTGCCTTCCCGGCCCAGCGTCGGGATGATCGTCGCCGGCAGTGCGCCGGTCTCGGCGTTGGCGGCGATGAAGGTGTAGCCCGAGGTCTTGTACTTCTTGTTCGCCAGGTTCTTGCCGTGGACGCCCAGGGTCCAGCGCCCGCCCGGCGCGGTGTAGACGAGGCTGGCGTCGATGAGCGCATAGCCCTTCTGGTCGATGTAGGGATTGGGGATCTCGAACTGGTAGGTCTTGCTGCGGTACGAGGCGGTGGCGCTGAACGAAAGATCGCCCTCGCCTACCGGGCTGGTGTAGCCGAGCGTCGCGCTGCCGGTGAACTTGGGGGTGTTCTGCACCTTGCGGTAATCGGCCACGTCGACCGGGCCGCGCCCGGCGATCTGGGTGATGTATTCCTTATAGTCCGCCCGGATGTAGCCCATCGAGCCCGACAAGCTCAGGCGGTCGCCCGAAGTT